CTGCTGCTCTACCCGCTTCCTTCCGGGGGTTTGGTGCTTACCACGCCGACCGACGCCGCGCCGGTGGCAGCCCTGGAATATGGGGTGCATATCAAGCGCTATGAGGTGTTTGATGAGTACAAGCTGCGTTTCTCCGACTATGTCGTCAAGGGCTACGACTACTCCAGCGATGCGGCCTTGAAGGGCGCGGTAAAGGATGACGGGATCAGCTTTTTCCGGCCCATGCATATCGTGGCCGACCGGAGCGGGCATGGCCTGGGCGGCTGCGACCGGCGGGCAACCCTGGAGCGCAATCGGAGACTGGCGCGCGCCCATCGCATCGAACTGGAGGTGCAGGGATGGCGTTACCTGGACGCCAATGGAGAGTTTCAGCCCTGGGCGATTAATACCCAGATACGGGTCAGCATTCCCCAAGAAGACATCGACGACGTGTTCCTGATCGGCGAGCGGAGTTTCCGCCTGGATGACAAGGGCGGGAAGGTGACGGTATTGCAGGTAATGCACCGGAGCGCCTTCCTGGGCGAGGAAAAGAAGAAGGCCAAGCGCGGGGCCGGGGTGAAGGGAACGAGGGGGTCTGGGAAATGATCGGCAGCCAGATATGGACACGTCTTCAACTACTGTTCGCCCAGGGCGTGGGCCTGATGGTCGGCGCTGACAAGGTGCAGGTGCGCGCCCTCTCGGAAGAGCCACTGAACAACATCAACCGGGTGGAACCCTACGGCTATTCCTATCGGCCCAAGGCTGGCTGTCAGACCTATCTGCTGTTCCCCTCAGGCGACCGCTCCTACGGCGTGGCCATCGTGATCGGCGACAAGCGCTACCAGATGGACCTGGTGGAGGGTGAGGTGGCCATTCATGACGATGAAGAGAACTGGGTGCATATCAAGCGCGGCGGCATCATTGAGGCCAAGGCCGCCACTAAGGTGATCGCCGATACCCCGCTGTTCGAGACGACGCAGGATGCAAAGATCGGCGGCAATCTGCTGGTGTTGGGAAAGACGAATTCCAACGGCGGCTACTACGGTATAGATGGCGGTGAGGCACAAATGCAAGGTGGGGCCGATGTCACTGGCAGCTTTACCGTGAATGGAAAGGACGTGGGCGATGGCCACACCCATACCAGCACCCCGCCCGGATCGCCGACCTCAGGAGTGAATTGACATGCTGAAACTGGTGCAGACGGATTGGGGCCGGTTCGACCTGGAGTTTGATGACCCGCTTCTCGCCGATGACGAGGCAGCGGTGGCCACGCTGGTCTATGGGGCGCTCTATACCGATGCCGAAGCCCCGGCCGGCCGGGTCGATGACAGCTTCGACCGGCGCGGCTGGTATGCCGATCCTCCCGCCGGTAGCGGCCTGTGGTACGTGCGCCGCCAGCCGCTGAACAGCGATGCCAGGCGCGAGGCCCTGGCCATGATGCGTACTTCCTTGACGGTGCGAGCCCCGGCGCTGACCGATATAGCAATCCAGGAAGTGACGCTGCCAGAGCCGGCAGGAAACATTTCCAGCGTTTTCCTTGAAGTCACGGGCTTCCACAATGGACGAAAGTTCATTGTGCGAGCCCCTTTGTGACTGCTTACGTCAGACCAAGCTACCCCGACCTGATCTCCCGCATCGATGCCGACCTGGCTGCGATGCCTGCTGTTCTGCGGAAAGCACTCTCTACTGCCTGGGGCCGTTCCTGTCATGGCCAGCACGGGCACCTGGATTGGATTGACCAGCAATGCTCCCCCCTGACCTGCGAACTGGAACGGCTCTACGACTGGGCTGCCCTCTACGGCGTTGATCGGCTGAATGCCACTGCCTCTATCGGCAATAGCCTGGCCACCGGCACCGTTGGCACCCAGCTTCTTGCGGGTACTCAACTGCGCGGCCCCAACGGCCTGGACTACACGGTGCAGGCCGCCGTTGAACTCGGGGCCGGTTCATCCCCCGTTTCGATCCGCTGCAACACCAGCGGCAGCGCCGGAAACCTGAATGCGGGGCAGACCCTAACCCTGATTGATCCTGTTCCCGGCTGCGCCAGCACCCTGACCGTCGCCGCGTCTGGACTCTCCGGCGGTGCAGAGGATGAGAATGTCGATGACTGGCGCGTCCGGGTGGCCGATGAATGGCGCACGGTGGTAACCCGTGGGGCACGATCTGGTAAGGACGACGACTACCGTTTCTGGGCCAAGAGCGCCCACCCTTCGGTCACCGGGGCATTGATCCAGCGGCACGTCCTGGGCATGGGGACGGTAGTGGTCCGCCCGATCTGCAACGGCCTGGCCGACCGCCTGCCGACCCAAGCTGTGCTGGATACCGTTGCGGCCTATCTGCTGAATATCGCCCCAGCAACTGCCGACTGGCGGGTCATCGCCCCGATAAAGCGGGCGGTAACCGTCTCCATCGCCCTGTTGCCTGGTTACGATACCGCCGGGAACCGCACTGCCATCGCTGGCGCCGTGGGCGCTGCCGTGCTAGCCGAGGGCAGCGAGACTTCGCTGCTGGCCATGGCAGAGATCGACGGCGCCATTGCTACCGTTACCAGCCAATACACCAGGCTTGAGCCGACCACCGATACGGCGGTGGCAGCGGGCGAGGTGCTGGTGTTGAACCCGATTGTCTGGACATGAAGCTGAGGGCCCATGAAGCTTAGAGCCTATTCCCCCCGCGAGTTCGCCGACGCCCTCAAGGCTCTGCTGCCACCCGGCGCGGCCTGGGAATGGCCGGAAGGCGGCCTGGGCGACAACATGCTGCTGGGCACCGCCGAAGAGTTGGCCCGCATTGGGGCGAATGCTCTGGACGTGCTGGATAACGCTATCGAATCCCACCGCCCAAAGACCAGCAGTTGGCACATCAGTGAGTACCAGCGTGTGGCGGAAGAGGCGCTGGGGGGCGTAGTTGAAACGATGCCGCGCCGCCCCTTCGCCATTGGCAGCAAGGTGGGGGATCGACTGTGGAGCCATGCTGCGCCAGGCCTGGACTTCCCTATACCGCTAGTGCTGGTGGAACACCTGGTGGGGCCTGCCCGTGTGGGTAATGGCCATGGAAGCCGCATTGGTGACCGTTTGTGGGGTAGCCGTGGGCGCTACGTTCTGCGGGTGCGCTACTACCGTTCGGTAGCCGATCCAGCGGCGCTATGGGAGGCCCTGGAGGCTTTCAAGCAATCCCACGTTTTTCTGTGGTTTGAGGATATTTCAGGAGTAGGAGGCAGCTATGCACCTAATTGACGGAGCAGGACACGTCAGCAACACGTTCGTGGCTGAAGACACGGCCACCATGCGCCCACCGACGGAAATTACGCCGGAGATCATGAACGCATTCCAGTTCGAGTTGGCCAACGTCGTTTTGTGGGCACTTGGCGCGGGGTCACTGAACAAGGCCGACAACACTCAGTTGAAGCAAGCGCTGATGGCCAAGTTTGCCCAGTTGGCCAGCCCGACCTTTACCGGGACGCCCTTGGTGCCGACGGCTGCTGCCGGAACCAACACCCAGCAGGCGGCCAGCACGGCGTTCGTGCAGGCCGCCATCGCGGCACTGATAGGTGGCAGTCCTGCGGCCCTGGACACGCTCAAGGAATTGGCTGACGCCCTGGGCGACGATGCGAACTACGCGGCCACAATGACAAATCTGATGGCTGGAAAAGCAGGTCTTGCTCTGGCCAATATTTTCACCAAAGGCCAGTCCGGTACCTGGGCTGCGCTGCCGGCGACCACTGGCACCCTGGCCCCGGACTTCACTGCCTCCAACCTCTTCACTGGCCAGGTTACGGGCAACATCACCTTCGGTAACGGCTACACCGGCCCCGGTGCGGGCAAGGGTGGTTCCTTCATCATTCGCGTGCAGCAGAACGGCGCAACCCTCTATAACTGGTCCTTCGGGAGCAACTGGAAGTATGTGGGAGGGCCATCGGCCATCCCCTCTCAGACCCAAATCCTGGGTGACTGGGACACCATCGTTGGCCAAGTGCTGACCGATGGCACGATTGAATTTGCTGTGCGGAACGACCCGAAATGATCCCCGGCGCCCCTCATCCCCTGCTGATGGCCGGCGGCGGCGACCCCATCGACGAGCTGGGGGCCATCGCTCACATGCTGCGGTTTCGCTCCGCCGCTGCTGCCAGCTTGTCGCGGATGTTCGGTACGCCGACCAGTGGCACGACTTTCACTTACAGCATTTTGGTCAAGCGCGGCGCGCTTTCGGCGCTAATGGAATTGTTTGGCCTCAACGCCGGATCGCCAAATCAAAAGGACGTGCGATTTAATGCCGACGACACTTTCTATTTCATTTACGAACAGAATTCTTCGGCAACTAGTGCATTGCTCCAAACGTCCAGAGTGTTCCGCGACCCAGAGGGGTTGTATCACCTTGTATTGGCTGCCGATAGTACGCAAGCAACTGCCGCCAATAGGCTTAAGGCGTATGTAGACGGAATTCAAGTTACAGCCTTTTCCGCCTCAGCTTATCCTGCATTGAACTACTCGTTTGCTTACGCGGCTGCCGGAGCGCACTACATTGCGCAATCCGGCAGCGGAGCAAATTATTTCGACGGCGAGCTGGCTAACTTTTGCTGGGTCGATGGGCAAGCGCTTCCTCCAACCGCCTTCGGTCAGTTCCACCCGCTGACCGGTCAATGGCGACCAAAGTCGAAGGCCGCGATCCGCTCCGCCGTAGCCGTGGGAGGTGGCCCCCGCAAAGGATGGGGCGCTAATGGTTACTTCTTGCCTTTTGATGCCGGCGACTTCTCTGGCGGCGTGGTCTATGACCGCAGCCAGTCCGATACCGACACCACCGGAAACAATTGGACGCTGACTAACATCAACGTCACGACCGCTGGGCCGACGTTCGACCTGCTGAATGATGGGACGGATAACGTTGCAATCTTGAATTCACTGAATCCCATCGTAATGTCGGGCTCTGGTGGCTCAGTACTGAGTGCTGGAAATCTTCAATCAACCGGGCCATCCACTTCAAATTCCGGATCAATTTATCCGTCGACAATTACGGTCAATTCTGGGAAGTGGTATGTAGAGGCAACTATTGTCACGGCTGGGACAGCGAATAGCTCCCTCGGGATAATTCCATCGTCACTTTCAGGCGGCTGGTCTACTGCGAATACCGTAATCTGTTCGATGTTTAATTCGACAGCAAGCAACATCGCGCAGAATGGTGCTGTCGTTCAGTCTGGCCTTTCTGCATGGGTGAATGGCGATGTTTGCGGAATTGCAATCGACTTATCAGCCGGAACTGTCCAGTTCTATCGAAATGGAGTGGCCTATGGCCCTCAAGTTTCGGGGCTTGCATCCATCAGCTACGCAATAGCCCTTTACACAAGCCAAGACTCACTGGGAAGTGTTTCTTCCGCTGCTATCAACTATGGGCAGCGGCAATTTAGCTACCCCCAGGCGGGGTTTAAAGCGCTATCAGCAAAAAATCTCTCGATACCACGTATCCCTAATCCATCCACCGCCTATGTGGCAGCAACCGATTCGGGAGCCAACATCCAGGCAACACTGGCTGCACTGCGTTCGGGCTGGTCAAACTACATCGAGATATTTAGAAGCCGTGGATCGGAGGGGTGGCGCTGGAGATTTTCTGATGATTTAGCGAATTGCATTGACAGTAGTTCATCAGGTGCCAAGACGGCTTTTCCGGTATTGGCGGGTGCCAGCTATGTCGCTTATGCCTTGAAGGTGTCGGCTGCTAATGGCATCGCTACCGGTCGATTGAATCATGTGAACGGAACGGCTGACACGGTAGTAGATGGCCTCGGACAAACGCGAAAGGCCGTCATCCTCTTCAATGAAGCGGGGAGCAACTGGTATTGCTACCACCCTGAATTGACGGCTGGAAAGCTGCTCTATCTCAACCTGTCATCGACCGAGACGACGGATGCCTCCATCAGTGGGGTGACGAGCAACGGATTTACGGTTGCTGCCGCTTTGCCCTCGGGTACCTATCGGTGGATTTCCCTAGCTGAACTTGATGGCTTTATTCGCCTGGCCAGCCATGCGGCCAACAATTCGGCTGATGGTCCTTACGTGGCGGCTGGTATGGCAGTAGGGCTTGCAATCACGAAATCAAAAACAGGTATTGCCGGCGACTGTGAGGTCCATGACACGACCAGGGATAAAGCTAATCCTTCAACCAGTCGGCTATGGCTCAACACAACAGGGGCTGAAACATCGAATGTGCCTGTTGATCTGCTGTCATCAGGTTGGAAGGCACGGGACAACTCGACGAACACAAACTCGTCCGGTGCAACCTACGCCGATATCTTCATCGCTGCTGCCCCCTTCCGCTACGCCAACGCCCGCTAAAGGAACCCATCATGTTCAAACGACACGGCCAACCTTTCACCATGCCTGCCCTGGGCTACGGTATCGCCTACGACGAAGCCCGCACGATCTACCCTAGCGGCTTGCCTGATGGGGTGGAAGGTGAGCACTACCCCGCCGGCACCGGCCCGCTCTTTTCTGTAGATGGCTGGGCGCAACTGGGCATTACCGAGGAAGCGGGCCAGCCCCGCCCTGACGACCGTTACTACTGGGTACGCACCCAGCTACCGGACGGCACCTGGGATGCCGAGGCCAAGGCCCTGGACGATCTGCGCCAGGTGGCTAGCGACCAAGTGAAGCAACAGCGCCAGGCGTCCCTGGATACCTTCCCCAAGTCTTCCGGGGTGGGTGAGGTGTATGCCGAGAACCTGAAGGCCGCCGAGGCGGTGAAGAATGGCTCCGGCGGTACCGTGATCATGCGCGACGGCTCCACGGCGGAAGCCTTCCTGGGCCACATGGCCGTGGGCATGAATATCCCCGTGCCGGCCTTTGCCGAATATGTGCTGGCCGAGAACGCCACCGCCGCTACCAAGGCCCGGGAGGTTGAGGCCGAGTACGTGCGCCTGGTGTATTCCTTCATCCCGACCTGCACGTTTGAACAGGTGCAGACGGTGGTGGATGAATACCGGGGCTTCTGTCAGGAGCGGACAGCATGATCCTGATGGAGATTCAGAAAGCCGGCGCCAATGCCCGTGCAAGGGGAGAAAACTTCCTGGATAACCCCTATTACAAGCCCGAGGCAATGCCGGCTGCCACTGGTGAGTCTGTCAGTGATTGGCAGGCCAAGGCTAAGAACTGGGAGTTTGGCTGGAATATGGAAGACATGGCCAGGCATCCCCTGGTGGCGGCCTGACATGAGCAGCTTCACCACGCCCGCCGACTTGCGGATGCTGGACGACTACCGCTGGGAGGTGCTGGCCACTTTTGAGTACCACGTGGGCAGCTACCCCAGCGAAACCATCATCTGCGTTCCGGTGGGCACGGTGACAGACCTGGCCACGGTGCCGCGCCTGCTGTGGGCACTGTTCCCGCCCCATGGCCGCTATGCCAAGGCCGCCATCATTCACGACTACCTCTACGACCAGGCCATCGGTACCAAGGCCTACGCCGACCGCACTTTCCTTGAAGCCATGGGCGTGCTGGGGGTTCCCCGGCTGACTCGCTGGCTGATGTATTGGTCGGTGATGGCGTTTGGGAGAGGGAACTACCAGGAATAAACAGAGACGGTGCGACCGTTGCTGGTGCTGGAACACCCGCGACGGCCACCTCTGGCAGATGCGTCCTGCGTTTGGCCAAGGCACCGTGCTGTGCACACAGCGGGCCGAAGGCTATCACGCAATAGGCATGTGACTTGGAAACAATACGATGCGGTAACTGCAACAGAAAACTCGCCGAGGCCGATTACACCCGCCTCAGCATCAAGTGCCCTCGATGCGGCACGCTGAATCAACTGAGGGCCGAGCGCCCCCAACCCGAGCGCCCTGGAGCGTCAGTCCGAAAGGGGACGCTCCATGAAGCCCGAAAAACACCAGAAACACCCGTTCTTTGACAATCTGAAGCACGTGCGCCTGGCTGGCGCCGATCTCCATAATGGGGATTGCCTTGCTGTTATCCCCGGCCTTGACGGCCTATTTGATGCGGTGGTGACCGATCCGCCGTATTCAAGCGGCGGGCAATCCAAGGGGAACCGGGCGGCTTCAACCGGGGCCAAGTATCTGAACTCCGGCAGCACCCAGTGGCCAGACTTTGCTGGCGACTCCAAGGATCAGCGCAGCTACCTGCACTGGTCTGCGCTCTGGATGGCCCTCTGCTACGAGAAAATGAAGCCTGGCGGCCTGATGGTCGTTTTCAGCGACTGGCGGCAGTTACCGGTCACATCGGATGCCCTCCAGGCCGCTGGCTTCACTTGGCGCGGCATTGGGGTTTGGGACAAAGCTGGAAGCGCCCGTCCCTATAAAGGCGGCTTCAGGGCGCAGACCGAGTTCTTTGCCTGGGGGAGTAAGGGGCCGCTGGCCGGGGATACCTACTCGGCGGGTTTGTTCAAGGTGCAGCAGAGGCCTGGCGAGAAGCTGCACCAGGTAGGTAAGCCCCTGGCCTTGATGGATCCGCTGGTGGCTGCTTGTGGCCAGCGTATCCTTGATCCCTTCATGGGGTCGGGCACCACCGGACTGGCAGCCCTTGGCCAGGGGAAGGAGTTCGTGGGCATCGAAGTCAGCGAACACTACTTTAAAGTGGCCGTTGATCGCCTCGGTGAAGTATCCCCTGGCTAACCTGGCCAGCCCCTGAAAAGAAAAACCGCCCTCAATCGGGGCGGTTTTTCATGTCCAGCAATCACCGAATTTCTTAGAATATTGCCCATCCGGTATTCAAACGCTTTTTATCCTGAAATCATAGCC